TCCAAGAGAAGTTAATTAGAAATTTCCACGAGAATAGATTTAATATCTGTAAGATGCCTCGACAGACTGGTAAGTCTACTACGTCTGTATCATATCTCTTGCATTATGCAGTATTTAATGATAATGTTAATATAGGTATTCTTGCAAACAAAGCAGCAACTGCTAGAGATTTGCTTGGTAGATTACAGACTGCATATGAAAATTTACCTAAATGGATGCAACAGGGTATTATATCCTGGAACAAAGGTAGTTTGGAGTTAGAAAATGGTTCCAGAATCTTGGCTGCGTCAACT